GAATAGGTTTGTGTTCCAGATCGCCACTTCGCCGCAGGTAAAACCAATGTCAGACACCAAGTTCCCTAATTGTCCCAGGACAAGTATGGTGTAATTTGTCTGGGCTAAACCAAAATCGTCGCTTGTCAGATAGTAAACATCTGTACCATTAACACACAGAAAAGCCGCCGTATTGCTGATAACAATCAAGGCTATCGCCTTAACACTGGACGGCGTATATGTCTGAGATGTGCTGTAATAGGATGCCGTCCCGTTCCTGTGAACGACAGTTAGGCGAATGCGATTTTGGTCGTAATCATAACTCAATCCGAACTGAGTTTGATAAGCGGTCCCCGTATTCCAGGCGATGCTCAGAAGGTGGGCAAATAACCCCGTCTCTGTAGGCGGATTTTGCAGCGCAATGTTCAACAGCGCCACCGTCAACGGCGACGGGGCCAACGACACCGCATCGTTACAAATGAGCTTATTGGGCGGGACGATCTGAACCGACATTACAAGTCCTGAGCCAGGGCGATATAGGGAATCAAGAGCTTGCCAAGATAAGGGGAGCTTGTGTGGTGCTGAACAGACAGGTACATCATGTCCAGGGGGCGAATGTTTCCAAATGCCGGAACGGTCACATCGGAGATGTTCCAGCGATAGGGATCGCCGACCCCAACACAATCCCCGGAAATGACTGGTTTTCGTGTAATGACACCCGCGGACGTGTAACCAAGGGCCTGGATGCTGAACTTGACCGTAGCGCTAATGGTCCCATTCTGGGGTTTCCAGTAAACACGGACCAATAAATCCTTGGACGGCGAAAACACATCAGGCAACGGAACAGCTGTATAGCAAACCGTCTCTATGTTGGGTGTGGCTTGGGGGTTGGTCACAAGGCAAGGGATGGGGCAGCAAAAGACGCGGTTGGCGCTATTGATATCGCTAGAAGAAATGCCTCCCACAAGCTTGACATTGCCTGTTAGTCCGCTCCCGTTCTGGGCTGTCAATGTGGCCTCGCCATATCCCGACTGAGGGACATTAACGGTGGCATTGGCCACGAGAACGCCGCCGTATGTATTGTACAATTCAAACGTGGCGTTCCCCGGAAAGCTCGCAGGGGCGATATATTTCCAATAGTACATGTAGCTGTTAGAGTTTTCCGGTTTGACGCCATTCAACCACAGCCCGGCTACTACGTTGTAACTATCGTTGTCAATAAAGCACAGATAGTCCGTAGCCCGCTGGGCACTATAAATGATATCCGTCTTAAAAGCCAGGGCCGGAAGCGTGATCAGGGTTTGCTGAGCCATAATTCAATCCTCTAGGATTGCTTATTGGTTTTATCCTGGGGCATTCCAGGGGGGGTGTGCTGATTGCAAAGCATCTCCAGGAGCCGAACGTAACGTTCCTCGGACTGCCGCATATGGGTCTCGAATCGCTTCTGCATTTCGGGAATCAGCTTGGCTGTCGTGTACCAGCAAAACCAAACCAGAGCGCCAATGGCCCCCAACTGACCGACTACACCCACAATATCACCGGCGAACTCGGATGCGGGGCCAGGCACCGCTTGGGCTACGAAAGCACTGGCCGCCGCTACAGCCTTTTGGGCCATCAGGTACCCGAAGAGCGGTAGAACTAGTTTTTCCATCGTCGTTTCCATGGCTAATCAGATTATAATCAGGCGTCAACGTTGGGAGCAACGAATAAACCAGTAGAACAATACTACAGCAACAAATAGTCAATTTTACGAGGTTGTGCAAAACCAACAGTAGAAATCGCATATGCTTCTCCCTTCTTAATTGCCAGCTCAAAATCCTCTCCCGTGGCCCAGTAGCAGCCATCTGGGATATCAATCAGTCCCTTGGGGCCATCGACCCAGTCATCACCCCACGACTTATTGTCAAGGAGAATTGCCCCTTTTTCATCCCAGATGCCGCAGGCGATCCAGGAATGGGCCGTCCGGCCACGGGCTGCGAGGAAACCATTGCCGTCACGGCGAGCGGGGAGGCCGTACCAGAAGGCCTGGCTAGTCCCAAACCAGACCGGAAAACCGCTAGCAATGGCGTCGCGGGCCTCTTCGTAGGTACGGACAACGGCGTATTTCTGGACCTTGGTGTTGGCGGCAATCTTTTCCAGGGGGTCAGGCAAACCCTTTCGACAGGACCCCCAGGAGGCGGCCAGGCTGTCGTCATCCTCTTCGGGAATGACAAACGTCTGACCGTCAATCTCATAGCGACCACGAGGCAGGAAGCCGTAACGCCGAACGGCCTCAACGCCGTAGGCTACCACGGCCCCATCTCCGTAAATCCGGCATTGGCCGATCTCGACACGGGCCAGGGCATACACGGCCTCGCTGGAAATCTTGCCTCGCCAAAGCTTGGCGGACCGACCAGCCTCCACGATCTCCAGGGCCTGGATCAGGTCGCCGCAACGACCGCCGGCGCGACCCACACAGGTTCCCCTGGTCTGGGGACGGTAGCTGAAGGGCTTGCCGAACAGCCGCTTCACAGCATCCCAAAGGATGAGGGTTTTCCCCTTACCGATTCCCGGCGACCAAGGGGCGTTACCGTAGAAGTCACCTACGGCCTGGTAGGTTTCCTCAATAATCTTGGGATCATCAAACCATCCCCCAAGGGCGTTATAATCCATGCTCTACTACTCCGTTTTCTGTTTTGATTGTTCCTCGGCAATCTGCCGAAATCGCTGACTGGGCGACTTCGGTTCCGCCTGCCTCATGCAGACGGCATAACGCTGCTTGGAATCAGGAAACTCCCGCCGCATGACAGGATCGGCCATACAACGGTCTAGGAAATCCTCACGGCGCTCGTTACGTCTAGGGTGCGGCAACGGCATATTTGAGTCCTTCAGCAATCTCATTCCAGATACGGATATGATCTTCGGGGGTCTTCAGTTCTCCAGCCTCGGCCATCGCATTGAGTTTTTCCCGCAAAGCCTCCCGGAAACCCGCCCAGGCCTCGATTTTTTCCTGGTTATCCAGGACCTTGGCGTTGGCGGCTGCCGTCGCCGTAATAATCTCCAAAGGTGTCTTTAATTCACCTTTTGTGATCCTGGAAGAAATATCCGAGAATGTAGCGGCTAAGGCTAAACTCAAGTCCGCATGCTTTTGAACCTTGGCTACTTCCCCCTTGACCCACTTGACCATCGGGGATTCTGGTTTGGGCTGGGGGCTTTCCAGGGGGGTTAGGCGGTACGTTATGACTGTCCCATTGGGGTTCAGGAGGTGAAGATAGGTCGTCTCCCTGTCGTTGAAAACGAATGCCTTTGCCGCGCCGTCCCGGAGGGGAACGTCGAATAACACGCCGGCGCGAAAGTCCGTTGAAGCGACAAGGGACAACGGCCATAAAGCTACTCCTAATACAAAACAGGCAATACGCAACATGACTGTTTCTCTCCCTGGTTAGTTCTTAGACATGACGGGCAGCATGTCTTTGTTGACGACATTGCTGATTTCCTTGAGAAGCTTGACGACCATCACGGCAAGTTGGACGATGAGGATGATGTTGGGTGAGACAAACCCGCTCTGCATAACATTGTAGCCATCGTTATCACCACCAATCAGACCGCGGACGAGCTTGTAGATGGCCGGGAAGGCCTCCGATTGAACGGCCTGGATGGCGGCCTCCCAGATGGCATCGTCAATCTGATTGGGCGTCTTGGCAACAACGACGCGACTGATTTTGAGGCAGGCCAGGAGATAGGCCTGGACCGCTACCGGGTCGTCCACATTGGGCAGCTTGACAACAACGGCAAACTCCGGCATCTTGACAACCTCCTGGACGGCCTTGACAAAATCGACCAGCCGCTGGATGTTGACATCGACACCGTAAATGACCGTCGCCAAATCCGCAGGGGCCGCTTGCAATTCCTTCATCATGGACACTCTCCCTATCGCTTGGGTTTGTAGGACTTGATGCCATAAACGGGGACATTCAGTTTGTTGGACATGTGCTGGATATATCCATCCGGGTCACTGGAGGGGCCAAAGGCCCTTGGGTCGCCGGGAAATCTGGCAAAACTGGAATAATAATTATCGGTGGCCTTGGGTTCGTAGCCGTGACGCCGAGCACCCTCTACAACAATTTGGAGTTGATTCTGGCCATCTTTTCCAGGGAATTGGCTTTCCAGGGTGTGTCTCCCGCGAGTCAAACTCTCGGTCACACCGATGACGGCGGGAACGGATGGCAATCGCCGCAATGAGGTATGGCACTCCGGGCACTCTGGCGTTTCGTCTTCACGACAGAAAAACTCGTCTCTGAATCCGCATTTAGGGCACTCGTAATCGTATCGTTTGTACATCGTCACCTCCTTCCTCTTAGCCTGCTGGTTGCGGCATTATGGCTTGCGGGGGCTGGGGCTGGGGTTGAGGTTGCTGGGGTTGGGGTTGCTGCTGGGGCTGTTGCTGCTGAGATTGGGGATACTCAAGCCCTGTGACATCAAACCCCACAAGATTGGCCCACCGTTTGAGGATTTGGTTGAGGGGTTGAGTGTTTCCGGTCTGCTGAGCAATCTGGGTCAGGACAGGGGCGAATATCTGACTGAATTGCTGGAGATATTCGAGTTCAGTAAAGCGATTAAGTCGCCGGGCATTGACGGCAGCAATCCGATATTCAAGATCATCGGTTACAGCGCTTTCGGGCTGGGCCAGAACAAGCCGTTCCCAGAGGTGACCGCCCACAGGACCGAGAATCCGCATTGCCGAACCGGCATCCAGGTTTCGCCGGGTCAGGGCGGCTTCCAGTTTAGCGCAGGCGATTTGCCATTGCTCGGTTACGGAAGTCAGATATTCAATCCGCAGACCCGAATATTGCTGCTTCATGGCAGCCTCGGTGGCACTGCGGGTCTGCTTGCTGGTGGTCCCGTAAAGTATCTCGGTCAATCCCGTCCGCCGCTCAAAAAGGCTATTAAGCATCTGGAGCAGTTGCCACTGATCGCTGGCCATTGAGGGGCGGGTCAGGAATTGCAGGACATCCGAGACGGCCCGCTGGTTGACCTCTACAGGCAGGATGACATCGTCATCGTCTTGCTGCTCACGAAGGGCCTGCCGGACCTGGTCGGCGGCATCCACAGGGACGGCCAGATAGTCACGGGTCTGCTTCCAGAGCTTGGAAAGGATATGACCAAAGAAGAGGTCGAGGGCCTTCAGTTCGGCAATCGCCGGGGCGATGAGAGGAATCGGATAGGGATAACCCGGCATCTGATAAAACTCAAGGATCGCCATCGGCCAGGGGTAGGGCGGGACGGGCGGGATCGGCCACTGGAGGTAGGCGGGCTGGTATTCGCCGTGGGCCATGTTGAGGGGATATTCGACACCCTCGGCGATTTCTAGATAGACGTAATCACCCGTCCCCTCGAATAGCTCTGCTGATTCCTGGGGGAAGCCTCGTAATCGCTGGCCGATACCGATGCGGGAAAAGATGCGGTAATAGGTGATCTGGTCGTAACCGTTTTTGGATTCCAGTTTCCGCCAGGCCAGATCAGCAAAGGACTTGGGCGGTTCCTTCTGGGGCATCAACTCTTCCGGGTCAAGGCCCCAACGCTGGGCCACAACCCAACGGGGTTCGCGAGTCCGAATGGCAACCCAGCCCGCATCCCAAAGGCTTGTCGCCATCGGGTCCACAAGGAAGTCGATGCTCGGAACGTGGTAGGAACCAATCTCCAGACCGCTGTCGGTGGCATTAATCTGGGGCAGGAGGATGCCCCGCCCGGTCAGAATGGCGTCGATGACCGCCTGACGGGACTGGGCCTCCAGACCGCAGGCTGTAGGCCAGTAATTGAGGACCTCCTTCATGAGGGCGGCCCGCAGGCGTCGTTCTGGCATCATGCTAGCCATCTGCTGCTGAGCCATCGTGAGGAGCATCGCCAATTCCTGAGACGGGGACTCAGCCACGATCTCCGGCGGAATCTCAAAGTATTTTTTTGGAACCACGTCCCGCTCTGGAACGGCCCAGAAGAGCGCCGGCCCGTAAATGGCTACCGATTCAAAGCTCTTGGCGATGTGGATATTGAAACGGGGCTTGGTCTCCGCCGCCGCCTTGCCAAAGAGCTTGCGAATCTTTTCATCGCTATCGGCAATCGGGCCAAAGGAAAAGTAGTAAAGGCGGCAGTCATCCACCACGCCCCGCCAGGGCGCAGCATCGCTTTCGGCGGACTTGATGGCTGACAGCCACGCTTGAACGATAGGCTGGAAAACGCTACTTTCCATCGCGCTCACGCTTTTCCCGTTGAGGCACAAGGCCCGGCACAAAGCTCCAGGCCCCCAGACGTGCGCGGTCTTCCCGCGATAACCGCAGATCGTCAACCCGATCCAGGGCCGGGACGCCTATGATCTGGCGCACCCGCGACGGTTCAAACACGACCAGGGTTAAAAGCCCCAGGTCGCTCCGCCCTGCCACCAGGGCCGGACAGGAGGCTGCTGGATTGGCCCCTGGATGCCACACCACTGGAAAACCCACATGTGGAATGTTTAGTTCCATGTATGCACTCTCCCACTCGCAAAAATGACCTTACCAACAAACGGCTTTTTGGAATCATTGATGATCTTCTGCATCTCGTCATAGCGGCTGCCGCGAATCCGCTTTTCGGAGACATGGCCGATCTTGCCTGCCGCCAGGTAGCCGAGACAGTCCATGAGGTGATTGTCGGCAGGGATCGGCATGTCGTTGATCCCGTCCCGCCCGACGCGCTTTTTGTACAGACCAAACTCCCGCTCCAGATTGGGGCACTTGTGGCGGAGATAGAAAAACTTGGGCAACAGGCCGTGGGGCTGCTGACGGGGCAGGAGCCACTCCCGCACCAGGGCCACACGTCCCGCCACATCCGCACTGCCGGGAATAAAACCAGGCCGAGCGGCCATAACCCCAAGCTCTTTGAACTCTTTTTTGTAGATAGCCAAGGCAGAATAGGATTTTCCAGCCGTCCCTGTTTGTGCCCCTCGCATATCAATAAAGAAGGCTTCCCAGGGGCGTCCTTTCACTTTTTCAGCAAACTTGCGGGCAAAGTAGCTGGCCTCGCAATTGCGAAGGTAAAGCTCATCAAAGGCCACGACATAGTCGCCAAAGGAGGGCGGGGCAACGGCCACAAAGAGGGCGGCGGCCACGGTGTGGCCGGGGTCAATGGCGGCATACAGCGTCCAGTCGTCAGGCGGGTTGCCGGAGGCCCAGGCGGCATCTAGCGGACTCCTCGGCTGACCGGCCAGGAACTGGGGTAGGCTATGGACAAGGTGATCGAAGGTTGGATAGACAAGGACATTGTCAAGGGCAAACTCGCCCTGGTCACGGGCACGCCGTTCTTCCTCGGACCAAAGGCGGAGGGTCCGCTCCCGCTCCTTGGCGTCCAGGTGGATGTTGTTGGAGAAGATGCCGCGAAACTCAACGACCGTTGGGTCGGGCTTTTCTTTCTCCTGCTCGGCGATCCGGTGGAGATTGATGAGGGCGTTATTTTTCGTGTGGGGGAAGACGGCCCAGATGAGACGCCCCTTGCGGTCGGCAAGACGCGAGACAAGCTCCGGAACAAACCGTTCGTACTTCAGGTCCTCGTCAATCATGACAAGGTCCACAGGGTCGGATTGCGGTGGTTCCCGGCCACTGGAAAAGACGCGGATGCGGGTCCCGTTCATAGGGTGATCGGGACCAGGGTCGATGACCACGGAGGCAAAGATACGGTCCTTTTTGGCCCGCCAGGCGATCTCCCGGACACACTCCGGCGGGATGAGGGGATTGCTGGGCATGGCCTCGTGTTCACGAGTCTGGTCCTCCGGCAACCAGGGGCGGAAAGCCCGCCACTGGCCGGTCTGGAGGTCACGGATGATCTTGTAGGCTCCCGGCTCAAACAGGTAACGATAGACCGTCCGCCCGATGTTGCTCTCTTCGTAGCAGACGATCCAGATGTCCAGGGGACGGTTGGTAGGGTATTTGTTGTAGGGGTCTTTGCCCAGGGCGGCCCGCGCCACCTCTACGTAGCAGGCCATCGACTTGCCGGACCGCACGCCGCCCCGAAAGACGCGAATCTTGGCCTGGCAGGCATGGAACCGCTCCTGCTCGGCCATCGGTTCGTAGAGGGCCAACCCGGCTGTCCGCCGGCGCAGGAGTTCTGCCAAGGCCTCTCGTACAAAATCGTTACCGATCACCGGCTGGTCGCTCCTGGATTAGCTGCTTCGGTTCGGCTTGCGTTTGCTCCAGTTGTGACTCCTGCTTGGCCATCATCTCGGCCACCAGGGCCTCCAGGTCTTCATCGCTCATGCCGCTGAGACGAGAACGCTTGATCTGGCGTTCGGCAATCTTTTCGACCATCTCAGTGACCCACTTGAGGCCCTGCAAAACAGTCCGGCTACCGGGATTCCGCTGGGCGGCCTCCATAACCTGGGCGACATAGAGGCTGGCCAATCCCTCAACGCCGCCCAACCGCTCCACGACCTCGCTGGCCAGAATATCGGGGTCGGGAATGGAAATCGCCTTAACGGCCCGGAGCGCCGCACGCCGGTCGTTCTCGGCCTCGGTCTTAGCGAGGGCCGTCCGCCGCTCCTCAAGCTCAAACCCGGCCTCAATCTTGTTTCTGATGCGGTTGGCACAGGACAAGCACACCAACCCCTCGGAGGTAAGGGTTGTCTGGTCTTCCGGGAACGTCTTGCGGCAGGAGTTGCAACAATAGTTCATCGCAGTTTCTATTATACCATATCATGTGGTATGGTACAAGATCAACCCGAACTGCTGGAACACAGAGGCGAACTTTTCTCGTGAAGGGCCTAGATAAGTGATGGCCTGTCCCTGAAGCGGTGAATTAATGGCATTCGCTGGCCCCCAGTACTTCACCCTGCCGGCAACAAAACAGACTGCCGATGCAACGGAAACTAGCTCCTGGAACCACTTTGTGTCGGTGGCGTTGTTGGTTAAGACTATCGCCTCGGTAACCTCGCCCTCTTGAAAGTGGTGAACAAGCTTGGAGGTAAACGGCTCAATAAGCGACCGTGCATAGGGCGGATTCATCCAGACCCTGCCACACCACTTGTGTTTCAGGCCGTCAGTCACGATTGTATAGAACCGCTTGGCTTGAACGATGGCATTGGCAATCTCACTGGACGCCGGATCGAGGTCAATCTCACCCAGGACACGACGCGCTGCGGCAATAATGCTCGGCGGCGTGTACCATTCCTGGTTGCCTGAGTTGTGGGTTACGTGAGGCTTTTTCCGGGTCTCGGTCACCATTCCAGAAGCTCCCAGGGATCACAAAACGACCTTCCGGCAGAAGTCCGTTTCTGCTAGAAGGTCGCGCGAGACGAGAAGCGAAGTCCTAGGCGGTTACACGCTAGAAGGTGGGATAGAGCATCACGGAAGTCAGCTTATTGGTGTCGCCTGTACCACGGGCCTCCATCGCGATCCCGACCATTGAAAGGGCCAGGGTCAAGGCTGCTGCGGCATCAGCAGGAGACGTGCTGGCCTTGCTGATACGGCCCGAAGAATCGCTGATGGAAACCAGGTCGCCGGCGCTGATGGCCGACAAGCTCGACGCTACGGTCTTGATCTTGGTCGGCCCGCCTACGATCAGCCAGAACAGATCGCCTGCGGCGACATCGGATTTGAGCGAGGGGTCCACGACACCGGCAAAACGGGACTGGATGCCGGAGGCCGCATACCCGGAAACCCGGCGTCCGATATAGTTGGCGTCCCAGAGTACAGCCTGTCCGGGAGAGAGAGCGCTGCCGGACGAGTTACGGACGAGGACGGCCTTGACGCGGTTTGCCGACGCGGACTCGACAAGACCCGACGACAACTTCGACCCGTCGTGACCAAAGAAGGCTACAAGACCTTCAAGGTCAGCCGTTTTGGCCCAATCGCCGGAGGCGATGGCCTGGCCTGCCCAGGTCTTTCCAAGGGGAAAAATCTTTGCAAATGCGTCCATTGTAAAACCTCCAGTTTATTGTTTTTGTTGCATACCAGGGGGGGACTAGGCGTAGTTGTAGAGCTTCGCGAAGAACTTCGGCGACTTGAAGCGGAAGTTCCCGAAGTAATAGACCAGGAACAGGTAGCTTGCCGTTCGGGGGTCCCATTCCGGGCCACGGCTGGCAAACAGGTCACTTGTCAGTGACATGAGGCTGATCTTGTCGGTATTGAGGAGATAGCCGGTCCGGGCCGGAACAGCGAAGTCGCTCGTGACTTCAACGCCGTCAAGGGCGAACCCTTCCGGAAATCCGAGATCGAGGAGCCGTTTGGCCGGGGCGATAATTCGCTGACGGGACACAAGCCCGTTAGTCAGTTCCGTGTAAAGCTCCGGCGAGAGAACACAGAGGTCGGCACGACCCGGTTGCCCCTGGGCCGCAATCGTCCACTGAATAGCCTGGCGGATGACGTATTCGCCGGTATCCTTGAATGTCGTGTGGTTGGAATCGACCCAGGATGTGCTAGACCAGTTGATGCACCGGGGAGACCAGAAATCAAACTCCCGCATGCCGTTTCCGGCAGGCCAGTCGTAGCCAAAAGCGGCGTTGGGTTTGGTCGTCAACGAGGCTGACCAGACGGCGCTCGTTGTACCGGGAGCCGTGGAAAGACCGGCATACGTCCCACTGGGGATAGCCACCTTGTCAGCGGCCACCGTCGTCCCGCCTACAGCAAACATCGTTTCCAGACCATCCAGGAGGTCGGTCATGGAGCCGTCGGCATACAAGCTCATGCTAAACTGCTCCACAAGAGACTCCTGCAAGTCGGGTACGATCTCGGCATACCGATCCAGGATGGCGGCGTCGCCCTTGTTCTGGAGGCGTTCCTTTTCCGTCATGGAGTCGGTGGCGTAGAGGCCCTTCCATTCCAGTTGGGCAGGCCGGTACTTGTCGGATTGTGAGTAGTCGATGTAGGCGTCCGTAAAGGCCCTAGCCTGCGGGAGGCCCATCTTGACCGGCCACTGGAGAAAACGACCACGGGCGTTTTTCTCAATCCGGCCACGCTGCTGGAGGAGAGCAAACACAGGGTGGTTGCGGACCGTCGTGTCGGCAACCTCCTTTAAGTGTTGTTCCGTGGTGGTGGCGATAAGCTGGAGGACTTTAGACATTGCTTAACTCCTTGTCACATACTTACAGGGTGACACCAAATTGCTGGGCGTTTCGGTACAAAAGCTCACGGAAATTGACAGCGCTGCTCGGCTTTGCCGGGGAGGCAGGCTGGCCAGCGCCTCGTTGTCCAAACCGTCGCTCCGCCCCTGGATTGACTGGCGCGGTGGGAGAGGGCTGTTGCGCAGGCGGCTGAGGGGTCATTCCAGATTGCGGGGGAGGCGACGGCTGAGGAGAGGGAGAAGGAGGAGAGGGGAATGCTTCGGGTGTCTGTTGACGGGCCAGGAGCTCGCCAATCTGAACGGCAATCGGCAGGATAGCCTCGTAGTCGCCATCGGTAGCCCAACGAAGGAACTCCTGGGCGAAACGGCCTACCTGAGTCAGGATGGGTTCCCCGGTCACGGGATTGACCATCGGGTTGCCGTTGGCGTCCATCTGGAAAAACTTGTCGGCGTTGCTGGCGATGATCTTCTGGACGTTCTCTTTGCTCCGCCGGCGCTCAAACTCGGCCTGGATGATCTTTTCCACAGTTTGGGCAAACTGTGGCGCTTGGAGGATGAGGCCCACGGGGTCGCTCAGGAGCTTATCGGCGGCTTCCTGTTCCCAGGCCTGCCGCATACGGTAAGCCTCGGCGTACTTCTCGTACAGCGGGCTGGCGGCCCGGACATTCCCCTGGGCATCGACAACAAGGTACTGCGCCCACTCGTCCCGCCACTCCGGCGGCTTCTTCCAGTACTCGTCCAGCTGCGGTTGGGGCGGCTGGGGTTGTTGCTGCTGGGGCTGGGTTTGAGGTTGCTGGGGCTGCGGGGCCTGCGGAGGCTGGGACGACTCCCCTGTGATGACGGGACGGATTTTGTCCAGGTGCGGGGCCACCGCCTCGGCCAGCATGATGGCCTCATTGATGCGGTCCCAGTTGGAAAAGAGACCGGTTACAACCCGGACCAGGGCGGCCTCATCGGCCACACCGTATCGCGACGGGTCCACCCCATGCTGCTTGATTGTCTCCAGGATGCTGCCGCCTACGGCTTGCGGGACTTGCGGTATCCCGCTTCCGGCCTGCGGTATCCCGCCACCGGCCTGCGGCATCCCGCTTCCGGCCTGCGGCATCCCGCCACCGGATTGCGGCATCCCGCCTCCGGCTTGCGGAGTCATGCCTGCGGGTTCGGGTGCGGATTGAGGGGACGGGACGTTTTGGGGTACTTGTTGATCTGTCATAGGCTCAGTTCTCCTCGCGCCAGAAAATCATGTTGTATCAACCGCCATTTTGTGGTATTATACCATACGGTTTTTCTAGTGGCGGCTTGTGTACACATCCTGAACTATCCTGACATATTCTGACATCGAATAACATGGAATAGCACAACACGGAGCGGTCTCATGAACATCAACCCGAACATTTTTGAAGAGGATTATTTCCCTGTCTTTGCGGGACACCCCCTCCTGCCGGTCTCGCGATCCAGCGTCAACCGGATGATCCACAAAGGCTACAGGTCGGTAAACGGGAAGATTATCAAGCTAGAGGTAGCCAAGATTGGCCGGTTGATCTTCACTAGCAATCAGGCCGTGATCAGGTTTGTCAAACGGCTCAATGGGTTTGAAGATTAAAGCATTCCGGTTCTTTGAAGCATTCCAGGGGGTGGGTCAGTTTTGCGGGTCGGCCTTGGCGAAACCCCAGAGGGAGGCGATGAAGGCCAGCGGGTTGCCGGAGATGCTGGTTGTGAACTCCAGGCTGTGTTCGCAGCCCCGGCCCAGGGGGCCGATCACCGCGCGGCATTCGTTCTCGCCGGCGCAGGCAAAGGCGAGATACGTGACATCGAAGACGTTGGGGCCGATGGTCGCCGTGTGATTGTGGCGGCGGAGGACACGCTCGGCGAGGGTAGCGGAATCGGTCTCAGCCTGCACGGTCGCGGTCCGGGTCACGATCTTGGCCTGGCTACGGTCATCGTCCCAGAGGACGGCCACGAGGTCCCTAGCGAAGACACCCGCATTGCCGCCCCGTGACATTTTGAGGTTGAGCATTCCCCGCATACGGCGAACAAGCCGGGTGTAGTCTTCCTGGGTGGCGGCAAACTGGAGGACGGTCTCGACGCTCCCGTGAACGGTGTTGTTAAAGACTACGGTGATCTCGTCATCACAGAAGCGGATCGCGTCCACCATCGTGTGGTTGAGGGCCAAACGGTCGCCGGTCAGGAAACGGACTTTTCGCCATTCAGAGGCGCGCCGGCAGACCTCGCGAACGAGAAACTCGGCCTCTTCCTGCGGGGCGGAAAAGATCACGCAACGAGAGACAATCCGGGCCTCGCTGGCGGTTGGGATGAGGACGGCAGCCACATCGTGCCCGCGAAGGAAAATCTTCTGACCCTGGCTGGATGTCATGCCGATAATTTCAAGCATCGCATTCATCCTCTGTCAGGTATGTTGCCGCCAGATCGAAAAAGGCCCAGGGCAGGTGTTCCCAGGCCCGCCGCAGAAGCTCCCGCATGAGGGCGCACATCTGGGGATGGGCCGCCTTGTCGCAACGCAACGAGAAGACATGCCGCCACTCACGAAGGTTGGCTGTCACGACAATCTCGGTCTTGAGGCAGGTCGGCAAAACAGCCCTGGCGATCTGCGGGG